AGACGGCAAACTGTTTCCTGGCACCACAACGTGACGGAGTGTTTCGGGTCTATCGATTCGGTCAGTCCCAGCACGAACCCTCGTGGACGTTCACGAACGGTAAGAACTTCTGCACGCTCAACGACGCGCCCAGCATCGAAGAGTTGGTCAGCAGCAAGGCAACCCGCCTGCGTTCCGGTCGCTACGAAATGACATCCGAAGCGGTGTCGGAGTTAGCCGCCAGCCTGGGGGAGTCTTTGGAGTCGCCCGCACCGAATGACGTGTTCGCTGTCCTGATGGACGGCTCTGTCCAACTACAGTCGAAGTCTGGTGTCTACTCGGTCGGCGACGAGACCGCACCGGTCGTGGGCTGGGAGCGTGTCGGTGACCTGTACATAATGAACTTGACCCCGGAGGCACGCGGCAGGACGCTTCACTCCCGTCTGCTGTCACGTGCGGACGAGATCGTTCGTTGTGTCATCCAAGATGGTAATCCTCGCGGTTGGTATCTTCGTCAGGCGGACGGTCGTTGGGTCACCTACCGAGGCTACGCCGACGTCTCGTGTGCCGTCGTGAATCAGTTCAGAGAATTTGCCAGCACGGTACACGAACTGATGATGACCTCACCATGGTCCCTGGAGTCGATCCCATTCGCTCCAGAGTATCCGGGCAGCAGAGTGTGGAACAAGGACGCCCCGGGCCTCCTGGTGCAACCAGCGGACTCTGGCGGCGATCATCCACACTTCGACATGATCCTGGACCATATCGGCGAAGACCTCGATGACGCGGTGTCCTCGAACGAGTGGTGCCGACGAGGCGGTATCGTGACCGGTGCAGACTACTTGCGTTGCTGGGTTGCGTGCTTGATCCACCACACCGATCAACCACTCCCATACTTGTTCTTGGCAGGTCCACAGAACAGTGGCAAGTCCGTGTTCCACGAGTGCATGACGTTCCTGTTCTCGTCAGGTGTCGCGTCGGCCAACTCGGCGTTGACGTGTGACTTCAACGGGGAACTGGTCGGGTGCTTCCTGGCATACGTCGAAGAGTGTGACCTTGGTGACAAGCGAAATGACGCCTACACGAAGATCAAGGAATGGGTGACCGGTCGATCGATTCAGATCCGTGAGAAGTACCACACCCCCTACTTGGCGAAGAACTATCTTCACTTCGTGCAGATGTCAAACAATACGACGCACCTTCCGTTGGAGGACGGTGATACCCGGATCGTCGCGATCGATGTACCCTCGCTGGAAAGTCCGATGCCCAAGGCTCTCTTGGAAAACGCACTCCGTGAAGAGGCACCGCGATTCCTTCGCACACTTCTGAACACCGTCGTGCCACCCCCAGTCGACCGCCTACGCATCCCAGCGCTGGCAACCGAGACTAAGAACCTGATGGAGCGTCGTGCGATGTCACCGCTGATGGCGATGGTGAAGGACGTCGTCTTCAAATGCCCAGGACGTAAGGTGTCAATTGAAGATATGTACAAAGCGTACACCGAATACTGTGCAAAGACAAACGCCAAGGCATCGTCAATGCACGCCTTCCAAGGTGAGCTAATCCTGCGATCAGACAAGGTAACCTTGGGTGACACCAAGCGGAAGACATACGTTGTGAACGTCTCGCTCGATCCGAAGATGTTACCCGGGAAGAAAGCAATCCGAGTAAAGGGAGGATTTATCGTTTGACTTCCGTCCCATTGTGTGGTAGAGTATATGTAGTTAAGTTTCCTGTCTCTACCACACTTCGGAGTCTCTATGTCACGTCAAGTCCAAGCATCAGGTATCCTCGGTTGTATCTTGGTCGCACCGTTCATCCTGTTGCAAATCTTCTTCGCCTTGGCGATCCCGTGTGCCGTGCTTTCGGTCCTCGTCGCTGGCGTCTACTTTCTCTGCACCGGGGAGTTCATCCTACAGTGAACTACCTGATCCAAGTGATTCGGGCGGGTGCCGTGGTCGGCGTAGATCACGTTGACGAACACCCGTCCGAAGCGTACCTCGACAAACTGGTGAAGCTGCACGGTGCAGACTTCTGCGACGTTTCCCGAAAAGACATTGATCCACACGATGAATCCTAAAGACCGAGTCGGCGTCACCAAGCCAAACCTTTCTATCCTCCCTCTTGCCCCGTTGTACGAACTTATCGCCGGGTTCACCGAGGGTGCCCGTAAGTATGGCCCATGGAACTGGAGAAAAGAGAAAGTCAGCGAGACGATCTATGTCGACGCCGCCATCCGCCACCTGAACCAATGGATCTCGGGCGAGACCATCGACCCCGACTCTGGCTTGAGTCATATCACGAAGGCAATCGCTGGACTAATCATTCTGCGTGACGCCCAGATCCACGACTGCTCGATCGATGACCGGGGACCGGAACAGAAGATCGACATCAAGGGAGCGATGGAGAAGCTGGCAGCGGTTGCGGAGAAGTATCCTAACCCGGTTGACGTTGCGGAACAGCCAAGTGAGGGTCGGTGTACCTTAGCCGCCGGGGGTTCATACGTTATGACCAAGTCGGATGTCGGAAAAGCTGTCAAGTTGCGTGACGGTACGCACGGAACCATCTGTAGCGTCTCTAACGACCGTTCAGACCCATACCGGGTAGAACTCTTGCTGGACGGGACACGCAAGGATGGGCATGGAAACTACGACATCTGTGTTGGAGTCAAAGGCCATTACAACGGGGACTACATCCTGGAAGCTGTACAGCATTGCCCGGAAGATGTCGTGGTGGTCTACTCGTGAACCATTACAACCTCATCACCCTGAACGACAATGTCCTCGCAGCGATGGACGTTGAGACGACCGGTCGCGACCCGTACCACAACGAAGTCTGCCAGTTGGCGATCGTTGCGTTGGACTGCCACCTGAACCCCGTGAAGCACTTCTACACGAACATCCGACCGGAACACCCGGATCGTATGCACCCGGAGGCGACCGCGACTCACGGGTTGACGTTGGAAGTCTTGAACCAGTCCCCCGACAGATACGAAGTCGCGGATCAGTTGTGGGACTGGTTCCAGTCCTTCTCCCTGGCACCGGGCAAGCGTCTTATCCCGCTTGTCCACAATGCCCAGTTCGACATCCCGTTTTTACAACAGATGTTGGGGTACGAGTTGTTCGCCGAGATCGTCGGATACCCAACTCGCGACACCCAGGCTCTCGTCTGCGGAGTCAACGACAAAGCAGCCTTCAACGGGCTTCCGATCCCGTTCCCTCGTGCAAACCTGGGCACCTGCTGCGAGACGTTAGGGGTTACTCTTGATGGTGCCCACGATGCTCTAGCTGATGCGTTGGCGACGGCTCGGGTGTATCGGGCACTACTGGGACAGGGACAGTGGTAGCGACCGGTCGGGGTCTCCCATTAGGAGACCCCGTGGGGACGACCCACTTGATCCCGTTGACGACCGGTGCCTGAATTTTCTTCTCGGTACACTTCGGACATGGTCTAGGCATCGTTGATAATCCTGAACGCGGGGCTGATACACAGTTCAGTGAACGTCGACTTCTGAACCCGAATCCCCAAGTCCCGTAGTTCACTTTGTAGCTCAAGCGTAAGGGCCACGGATAGTGACTTGGTCTGCTGGAGGAACGATCGGTCCACCGAGCTTAGGACGTTGACCAGGACCGCCTGGGCCGTCTCTGCCACCGTGTCACTGTAATCCGCTTCACTGTTGATAGCCGTGAGCAAGTCAGCAGGCTTCCATCGGGTCAGAGTCCGTGCTGACACGCTCGTGCCGTCGGATAATGTGACGGTCTGGACACTGGTCACCATCGACTGCCACCGGATGTCGATCTGCTGTACCTCGGTCACCAACGGCCAGTACCACACTAGACCCGGTCCGTGGATCGTCGCATCCCCACATCGAGACCACTTGACCATCCGGTCGGTTGGTGCCACCTTGGCGAAGCGTGGCACGATGGCGGTTATCTTGTCCGCGAACGCGGGAATCCAATCGAGCATTATAAGTCCATTTCAAATTGTCCCAGTGGACAGGATTGTGTTGCCATCTTTAACTTATTCCCCAGGGGAAACGATGACGTGTTGACCGCACACCCGCACGACTTGCAGGCTTTCTTTTCTGTATCATACATGGAACACTTCGAGCAGTGTTTCTCGTAGATCTCCTGAACCCTCTCGTCCGAACGAACCGGACGACCAGCCGCCACCCAATGCTTGACGGCGGATGTGAAGTTTCCGATCTTATCTACAATCCCTGCTTCGGCTTCCTTTGTCTCGGCGACACACCGGTTGCACTTCTGTTCGTCGATCTCCAGACCCGTGACCACACACTTATTCCCCATGATCCGATACTCGCACGGGGCGACATTCAGGATCGGGAGCGAAGGGGTCTGAGACCTCGATATAGCCTCTCGGACAGGGCACGCGGCACAGATGTCATCGTTGACGTGCTGACCCTTCGTGGTGGCTTTCTGGCTTAGGCAGCGGTGCATGACGACGTCGCCAGCACGCTCTCTCTGTTTCATCTTGCAGTCCATCTTAGAATCCCGCCTCCCCGGCAATGCCAGCATCTTCTGGCGAGTTGAATCGAGTGGACACGAGACCGTTTATCTCGGAGCAGTTGCCGCCAGAGACTTGCCATGGTCCGGACACGCTCACAGGTCCGATCGTTCCCATCTGCCATGAGCAATACCCTTGCTCAATCAGTCCACGGATTATAATGACTTTGACCAGGGCTGCCTCGCGGTTGCCAAACGTCTCGGTGCGGAAGAAGTTCGGTCCACTACACTTTGTACCAGTACCCTCCTGCTTGCACGGTCCCGGGAGAGTTAAGCAATCGAATCCACTACCGCCGTCAGACTCACCAATCGACGTCGCTAATCCGTACTGGATTCTGACTTCAAACTTGCAGAGGTTGGGGTCTTCGTTCTCGTCCTCCAGATCCTCATCGTCCTCGGAAGAGTAGTTGATCCCCACGTTCGCTGGATAGTTTTGTGCAGCTACTTGATCGGCCCGGGACGCCGCTCCTTGCAAGTCAATTTCCTCGAATTGAGGTTGGATAACTTCGATGACACTTGGGTCAGACGTCTCGCGACACTCGTTGAATGGTAAGACGTCACCGGTATCGCTAGGGAATCGGTCACCACGAGTTGCGGCTGCCTTGCCACCCTGAGTCTCGATATACAATGGGCTGCCGACCGGAGGTGTCAGTGACACTCGCGGTGCTGGTAAGTCTTCGTTATTCAGGGGGTACGGGATCGCCTTGTTGTTACCGGCAGGCCAAGCGAAAAGGTATTGCTCAGTCGTGCCGGATAGGACTGGAGTCCACAAATCCAAGTCTATCACACCAGACGTCGGGTCAAACGCCACCCGCTCCACCAAACATTTGACGCTTGGAAAAGATGGGATGTCAAGCGTGACGCAGTCGTATGTGTCAAGGTCCAAGTTCTCCAGTCCGACCTTCAATCGAGCCAACCTCCATGTGTTGCTGTCTCGAATAGACCAGAACGTAGCAGTCTTCAACGCTTGATCTTTATTCGTCACCGTGACGTAACTATCAGTGGACGGGATGTACCCATACTTGTCAACATTGTTTTCGACTGTGAAGAAGTTCTGAACCGTGTCCGACTTAATACTGCCGGTCCCCACGTCTTGCCAAGTTACTCGCGATGATGTCACCAGAGATTCCGTCCCGGTGTGGTCATAATAGAACGACGACGCGACGACGTCCGAAGACGTCAGCGTCCTAATCGACGAAGGTTCATCTGGCAGGTATATGATTTTCAATACGTTGTCTGACACGGTCAACGCACACCGAGCCTCATACGCAATCTTATTCAGAACGGACAAGGCGTTCTCTCTTGATGCGTAGTAGTAGTTGCACGGGTATCGACCTAACTTTGTCTGTGCTTGAGCAAGGCTACCAGCGTCGACTGTCAGGTCCGTGTACCTCTCCGCGATCCATTGTATAACGTCGGCAGGGTTTGCCGGGATACTGGACGTGAACGTGACATACAATTCAGATGACCAGTCTTCGTTCTCGTAGGTGCTAAGTGGGCGGTCTAGGTGAACCTCAACTGCGGACAAGTCACCGTAATCGATTGTCACGACTTCATAGTATGAAGGTGGGACTTGCGTCAAGATATCAATGTCGCCCACCTTGCGGTAAGCCATCACTTGGTCAACGCTACCAGGGGTCAGTGACACGATGTGAACTTCGATGCCGCTCTCTTGCAACGTGACTTCGGTCCCACTGGGTAGCCAGATAAACCCCTTGCTCTCGATCTCGTCGAGTGCCCGGAACGCTTCGCCAGCGCCCCCTACGATTTTTAGTTCGTACTCTGCTGGTGTCGCCTCGCAGGCAGCTAGACTATTCGGGAGTGTAGACGTTGAAGGTCGGTAGCCGCGAGCGTAGGGAGGGATCTGCTTACATAGCTGGGCGTCCAGAGCCCCGGGGTCGGTAGTCTCCGTGATGGTAAAGATTTCACCAGAGAAGGTTCCCTTGTACAAGATGTCTCCGACAAGTATCGTGACAAGTCTACCTTGTGGGAAGTCATCACCACCAGCGATAGTCAGAGTAGGCTTCGCCCAGAACTGTTGCTCTGACCTCTGACGCAAGTATTGACACAAAGCCGCGAACCTGTCTCTGGCACAGTTCTTCTCGTCTTCGTCGTAGTCCCCAATACACTTCCCTTTGATGAATTGGTATCCAAAGACTTCCGGGTCGTAGTCTGGTTGACCGTATCCGAACGGGATATCAGACACAGCAGTCACGATAACCTGAGTAATGGCACCGTTACACTTGAAACCCGTGAAGTAGTTTTGCAGCGAGCCCCCGTCCGGGATCGGGCCGACACGCTCGTACCCAGGAACGATGAGGTCTGAGTTTCGGACTTGAAACAACTTAGTAGCGTCCGTGCCCCCGTTGCCGTAGCTACCATCGATATTTTGACTCAGGATGGATGGGCATTTGATTTGCTGTGCTTGACAGATCTTGGCATCGAGAGATGGGTCGACAACCCCTTGAGGTTTACGAAGGAACCCCTTGACACCATTACCAATCTTCACAGTCGGACGCGAGCATGTGAACCCGAAACGGAAGGGCCACGGAGTAGTAAGTCGCGAGGGGTCGACACTAGCGAATAAACCATCTTCCGCCGCGAACCCGAATCGATTGCTTTCGATCTTCGACAGGATCGAGAAGGTCAACGATCGAGTCGAGTCGTTCCACTTAATCTCACTGTTAATCTCACCGTCGATCAGTACAACCGCTTGGTCAACGGGCACGCCGGGGAACGACAGGTAAACCTTGGCTGGTCGCTTGTGTACGTCAACGGTGTTAAGGATACTCGTCAAGTCACCACCAGTGTCAGACAACTCGACCGTCACCGACTGAGACGACCCGCCTTGGAGACGTGTCGTGGTCTCTAATCCACTCATGGACACGACGGACTTAATACACCCCTCAACTTCTGTACTTGAATAGAATGTCTCTGAACCGTCGGCCCACTCGACACCGATGTACAGGACGATCTCGACCCCTTGCTTGCGGGCGAGTTGAGAGGCTACTGGTGTTGATAGTTGTTTCATACTTCTGTCATTTCAATGGTTGTCTCATACGCCTCGTCACCGGGCCAGCCGTTAGCACGACCTTCACCAGAAAACTCGACCGGGTTCAGGTTCACCTTGCCGACGACCTCTCGGCCTCGCCAGATAACCTGGAACGTCTCTCCGCGATAACGCAAGATAAAATCTTCCACTTCTTCCATTTTATCACGAGATAGCACAAAAGTCCAGCGATGTCTACTCTTATTTCCAGATTTCTTGATAATAGATCGACGGCTACCGTCCATCATCCGAATCACTGTCACCTCGGCGTTCAACCCCTGGTTGTTTCCCATCCGTGGCGACGGGAGCATCATCGAGGACGCCAGTGCAGGGTAGGGTGCCCGGATCAAGAAGTAGTTGGTAGCCATTAGGGAGTCTCGATCGTAAAGGTGGACGAGTCACTGAGACTCAGGGCGGTCAACGGCCCAACAGGGTATCCGCGATTCAGTCTCAGTTGGTCAGACACGGAGAGGTCGGCGATCCCAGGTCTCAACCACTCGCTGCCAGATCTGCTAATCGGGTCAGAGAGACTCGGGTTGTCCAGGACGTATTCTCCCATAATCGCTTGACCCTCGACCTGGAAGTCGACGGTCCAGTACCCCTCACGGTCCTCTGTGTAGACCTCGCCCGGGTTGGTGATGATGACGATCCAGGTGACACCTTTCCAATCCCTCAGTAGGATCTCTCGGCCCAGGTTGTCCAGCAAGAACTGGAACAAGGTGTCCAACTTCTCTCGCTTCAATCCGGTCAACGTGTAGATCTGAGTCTCTTCCGTGACCCACGACGGGTCGGAAAAGATATCAACTGTGCCGTCGAAGAACTTACGGTTGACACGGCTGAAAGCCAGACGTCGTTTGTCGTCCGTCTCTGGGTTCTTCAACTCCAGTAATTGCCCGGTGTCCAGTGACCTCAAGGTCAGCTTACCGTTGTACGTTAGATGTTTCTCTTTCGGCTCGACCCCGCCAGATCCGTGGAAGGAGTTGAACTTGACTCGGTTACACCGAGACTCCATATAGTATGCAACTGCTTGACCAACATTAAGGTTGTGGGACAACCCTTTGTTCAGACCTTGAATCACTCCGAGGGATTGAGTAATCGTCAAAGTGTTTTCTGCGTCGTATCCATAACCCCACTCCGCTGCGTCCGTCAGTGACAGGTCACTCGACACACCAGTAAAACTGGCGTAGTCCGTTACGCCAAGAGTGCTGGCAACTGCAAAGTCGCGTGACAACCCTAAGAGTTGTGTGAAGGCTAGTGTGTCCGTTGCCGTCAGGTTCCTCACCAGGAACCCAACTTCAACTTGTTGGGTCAGGTCAAGATCATTCCGGGAGGACACTGGAAAGTCTGCGAAATCAAACGTAGCAACGTCGCTGAGAGATAGGACATCTGTGACGGTCTCGAAACCGAAGGCTTGCACAGAGTCACTCAGGGACAAATCCTGGATGACCGTGCTGACACCTCCCGGTAGTAAGAGGAACACAGCTTGGTCAAACAGACTCAACGTCTCAGTGGCGCTAAGTAGTTCTGTGTTTAGTAGAAACTCAACACCGTCACTAAGTGCGAGCGACTGGGCAACAGACGCCGTGACCTCACCACCCGTTCCAGGTGTGACGAGTGCTTGCACCTGATACTGGTATGAGCGAATTGTCATATTACTCTGTCATCCTTTGAGTCGCTTCTACATCATTCACGCTGGTTTCGTTCCACGCGGAACCACTGGGGTCGAGTGGGAACAATTTGCGAACCACTTTAGTGGACGCCGTTCCTATAACTCCACCACTTTCCTCGTCGGCAGTACCGTCGTCGAATCCGACGTGCAGGGTAGGTGTGCCGTTAGTGGCCTTACAGACGACATCGATCTGTAATGCGTGGACTGCGTCAGTGCCGCTTAATGTCTCAAGACCATAGTGGTCGTCGTCTCCCGTCACGTCGCCTTCGACGTAGTCGGTCTCGTTCCACGACTGCTCGTCAATCATAGCGAAGTTGTCGGCACCAGCCGACGGTGCCCAATCATTCGGTGTTGCGTCACTTGTCGGTGTGAGCAGTTTGACACGGATGTCGCCGAGGGGAGTGGTATGGGTGACACCATCGATTGACATATTGTACCAGTCGTCGATCGCGGGGCGGTTCCCTCCAACTTCGTTGTTGGCAGTAGACACTCCGAGTCGAGTACCATACGACGAGTAGAACGTGAACGTCACGAGGCTGCGGCTTGCACCAGAGTAGACTTCTGTGCCATCGACGTACAGCTTAACGTAACCCCCGTTGGCGGACGGCACTGGCTTGTACTCGATCTCGATGAAGTGCCACTCGTCGACAGATAACACGTCACTGATAGTAACAGCACCCGTGTTGTCTGTCCACGTCAAGTCGACTCCGTTCGACGCGACACCAAGGGTGGGTCCGAGTCCGGTGGCAGACGTCATGAAGTTCCAGATACTCCTAGCATAGGCTGGAGATGTCGCCGAGTTATACCAGCGAAACCCTGCTGCCATAACGGGGTGACCCGAGTTGGTAGACGCCTTAAAGGCGGCGGGCCACTCGGATCGAAGGTACGATCCGCGAGACGACAACCCAAGTGGAAGACGCAATGCTAGACCTTCGGTCGCAAAGTCATCCACCAGAGCTATCAGATCCGTGTGACCGCCGCTCACTTCCTGGAAGGTATATCCAGGATACTTAGGAATACGGGCTTCGAGGTCGGCACCCGTACTCGACGTTGTACCAATCGTCTCGAACCCTTCGTAATGAAATATCGTCATAACGTAGAAGTCCGATTCCAGGTTTAGCCGTTGATGGTGTAAGTGATCTTCAACGTGTCGCCGTTAGTAACAGAGGCGTTGCTACTGAACGTAGCGGTCGACCACAACGTCCCGGTCGTACCGGACTTAGTGTTGTTCGACGTGATGAACACACCCTTGATCGTAGCGGTCGCGTTCATCGTGAAGTCAGACGTCGTTGAGTTCGTCATCGTCCGAGACGAGGTGGCACCGTTGGCCCAGGTCACGCGGGCCGTCTCCCCGTATGCAGCCGACTCGGCCCACCCAGTGTGTGACGACATCGTGTCGGCAGCCGCCAATGCACTGAACGCGGCGTTATCGATCAGACCGATATACCACGTCGTACTTTTGGTACCGTCATCGAATCCGGCGTCGAGCAGGTAGGCGATGCCCACGTCGGTGATACCATTTGGGAAGTCTTGTTCCCACTTGATGTTGCCGTCGGCGTCGATACACTGGACTCCGAACTTACCCTTGAGCCCTGCTTTGTCTGTTAATTTCATAGCTTGAATGTTCCTCTGCGAAGTTCGCGTTTGATGGAAAGGCCGACTTCTCTAGCTGTTTGAGAAGGTAGCTGAGATTGTGAACTGACGTTGATATCACCGATTGTGATATTTGTGTTGGAACCAGATCCGGCATCCGACGGTGCGTTACCGGCGTTGATGGCTTGAAGTTCTGGTAGAAAGTTAGCGGTCGCTCGTTGGTTAGCAACGAACTCCCCAGGTGCGAGCATCGTAGGAATTGTATCCTGCCCACGACTACTACCACCAGCGTTACGGTACTGGACTCCGCCATGGAAGGCATTACCAGACCCGCCACCACCTGCCGAAGCAGCGGCAGCAGCAGCGGCAGCAGCAGCGAGAGCGGCAGCCTCCATTCTGCGGAACGCTTGCTCGGCATTGGCGGCGGCTCCAGCCAGCGTACCCGTGGTGGAGGCTAGGCTACTGACTGATCCTTGTGTACCGACAGCATTCGTACCAATCTTGGCAGTTGATGTTGCGGCGTCTTCTGCGGATGTTGCTGTGAGGTCAATCTGACGTTTCGCTTCTCGAATACCGGAGTCATCCGTATCAAGGATAACTTCGATAGGTTGATCGCCCAGTGACTTGAGCGAATCGATGTCTTGTAACAGGTCCTCGCTGAACAACGACTGTTGACCAAGGATCTGGAACCGTTCTCGAATCGCACCAATTGCCGCGTCAACACCTGATACAAGTTGAAGCCGAGTTGCTTCCTGCAACCCACCAGTGGCTTCATCACTCTTCAAAAACTCGGCGAGTTGGAGAAAACCATCTCTGTACTTAATCAACGCTTCGGTGGACGCGGTGCTAACACTGTCCAAGGCAGCGATCGACGGCTGAACAAGTGCCTGAGCGTTTGCTTCCTGTTGGTCAGAACCAAACAGCTTTGTCTCGCCAGCTTTCTTAAACTCGGCAGCGGCGAGGGCAGCGTTCTTGTTGAATGATGCACCGGCAAGTTCGATTTCGTTGGCAGACTCTTGTTGAGAGGCAGCGGCGTCCTTGAAGATCCTCGACCGTTCAGCCAACCCTTGTGTAGGGTCGTCAGACTGAATACTTGCGAAGGCGTCTTGAAGTTGCTTTGATACAACTGACTCATCGAGAAGTGCATTTAACTTGACAGTCGCCTCGAAGGTCTCGCCGAGCAACTGGTCCTTGAGGGATGTGATAGAGTTATCCCACTTCACATCCAAGTTGTTAAGTGCATCGAGAGTCTCTTGCTCAACGGACTTCGCAAGGTTGGTCAGACCGAATCTTTTGACGATGTCAGACCCGGAGAAGTCTGGCAAGTCTTCGCCGATCTTCTCAAGGTTATCTCGGATCTCTTGGAACTGACCGGCGAGTGCCTCGCGAGGTACTCCGTCTGCGACTTGCTTCGTGAGTTCGTTATAACTTTCGACCTGCTCCCTGATCGAGTCCTTCTGTGCCTCGTTGACATTCTCCAACGCTGCGAGTTGTTCTTTCAGGATAGTTTTGTTAATGTCCTTACGAAGTTCAACTTGTCGCTTTAGTAGGTTCTCTTCCGACTGGAGGACAGACCGAACTTGCGACTGGGCACTCGCGATGTCTCGGACGTTACCACTCGACTTTGCCGCTTGCAACGCGAAGTCGGCTTGGTTCCTAGCTAGGTCAAGTGCTGCTCTTGCAGTGGCTACGGACTCTTCACTTAATCCAGAGTTGGCAACGAGTTGGGAGGCGTCGGCGGTCGACTGGAACGATCGTGCCAGTGCGGCAGATGACTGTTGCAACTTTCCTAGTCCAGCAATCGCTTGCTTGAAGTCGAAGTCTGCAAGGTTCTCTGTGGCCTTGGATAGGTCTCGTGTCCCTTGTTCAATCTCGTCGTCGAGACGTTTGATACCACCACGAATCTGATCGAGTATGCGTTCGCGACTATCACCAAACCCTTCTAAGATATTCGTACCTAAACGGCGCAGCGTACTCTCTGTGCCTCGGAAGGCTTCGATGATACCATTGGCAGTAGACTCGGACTCACGCAACAGAGTGTTCATGCCACCGCTGGCTCTATCCAGCGAGTCACGAAGTTCTTGTAGGTTTTCGTCTCCAATCTCTTTGGTGATCTCAACCACGCGGTCCAGGCGATCCAGGTCAAACTGGGTGGCGTCGTCAAACCCACGGGCGGCTTCTTCCAACCCGTTGATGACAGTCTGAGCCAGGACTGCACCGGCTGCGAACGCAACAAAACCAGCGGTAATTAACCCAAGTGGAGAGGCAAACCCCAGCATTGCAACTGCCGCCGCCGAGGCACTAAGTTTAAGACCTACGAACCCGGCAGCAGAAAGTACAGTAGCACCGGCGAAGGCCGTAAGAACTGCCTTTGCATCTTCCGAGCTATCGATGATCGTCAAGAAAGTCGAGACAGCTTCGTTCTTCAACTTCAATGCGGACTCGCCGACTTCCTCGAAGATCACACCCAGCTTGGCGGAATTGACTTCCGCGACACGGGCGTCAAGTTTGTTGATATCGTCAAACGAGGCAGCCAGACCATCAGCACTTTCTTGTACGGTCTTCAATGTATCAGAGGCGATCTTACCGTCTTGAGCCAACACGTTGAACACACCGAGGTTGCCACGGATCGTATTGAAAGCCTTGGCGATGGCACGTTCGTCGTTACCCAACTCCGTTGCAATCAGTTGCAACGCTTGAGCGAAGTCTCCGTTGGTGCGTTCGATAAGTTCGTCGAAGCCTTGTACTCGCAGGCCACGGAACGCCTTGGTCAGTTCCTCGGTCGGTTTGATAAGTTTGTTGAGGATGTTACGCAGTTGCGTTTGTGCAGTCGCCGCGTCGACACCTGCCAACGAGATCGTAGCGATGGACGATGCAGCTTGCTCGAAGCTGACACCGACTCGCTCTGCCAATGGGATGACCGTACCGAGACTCCCTGCAAGTTCTTGCAAAGTCAGTCGACCGGCATTGATCGCCCCGAATAGGATACCAGATGCGTTGGCGGCGTCGTCGCTGTCTTGACCATACACCTTGATGATAGAAGACAAAGCACTGACGGCATCGCCGAGTGTACCACCCGTCACAACAGCCAGCTTGCTCGCTTGGTCTTCCAGTAACGCGAAGGTCTCGTCGGTTGAGCCAAGGTCGTTCTGCAAGGCTTCAAAGACAGCTTCGCTGGTCTCGCCCAGGTCACGACCGATAGAGACGGAGAGCGTCTTGATACGCTCGGATAGGTTGTCGAAGTTCGTTTCGCTTTGGTTCGCGATCGCATTGATACGACCTACGGACAGTTGAAACTCTGCGGCGGCGTCGGCGGACTCGAAGAAGGCGTCACGAAGTTCATTGATACCACGGACGAGAAGTTGTGTCTGCACGACACGAGCTATCGTTTCCCACGACAGGCGAAGTTCACCTGCTGCCGAGGCTGCTGCTTTAGTACCAGTCCCGACCCGACTCGTCTGAGTCGCCAGATTCCTAGCACTGTTAGATGCCCGGTCGAACGAGTCATCAATTGACCCGTCAGCGTTGATCTTAAAATTTGTCAGGATAGCATTAGCTTGACTCAACGATCGGTTCAACTTACCCAAGGACGCAATAGCGTCTGAGGCGTCGAGTCCAATCTTATTGTTGATGTCGCTCATCTATATCTTCTGACTTATCAGAGGGATCAGTGGTAGGTCGACTGTTTGCAAGTAGGCTTGAACAGCTTGGTTGCCAGCTTCGCGGAACTTATACGGAGTTGGTGAGACCAGGCTCCCACGGAGACCGTTGGTTCTCGGTGCTACCTTGGTTGTCTCGTTGGCGATCAGGTAGTTCAACTGAGTCTCATAGTAAAACTCCCATGACCCCTGACCGTTCCGGGTCACCCCACCTCGACTGTATAAACGACCAAGTGAGATTCGGTCGGGTGCTTTCGATTTGATATCGATTGCCACATGCTCGTTGACCGCAGACGCCAGAGATTGAAGAGTTGCCCTTGAGGCACCTGACCAACTCGGGATGATTTCCAATGCTGCTCGAACCCAGATCCGGGCAGCCTCCTTAACGACTCCTTCGACGTACTTATCGATTACGTCGTACTGTTTTGGGTGCAGAGTTATGCGACTTAGGCTGGCTTGGAACTTCATCGTGTGACCTCACTTGGTCGTATGCGATTATCATCGCTTGTGTCTGGACGTCGCAATCGTCCCAAGACTCAGAAACCCCTGGCGGTCGGCAGCCTACTCTAATGCAGGCGGACCAGACCGCGTAATCCATCGTTCGACGTGGGGGCCAGAGGACTCTTCCTACGCTTTGATCCCCTGACCAAGTAGAAAAGATTCTCGTGCCTCTTTCAACTTGCCCTCGTTCAGAGAGTTTGCGTCAATGACAACTTGTTGAACTCGCTGGATCTCGATGGAACAGAGACCACCGTTTTCCAGATCCTTCATCCAGTTTTCCCAAGTCGAAGCCTTGTCAAGTTTGACAGTGTCCCACTCGATGTTGGAAGGTTCCAAAGACTTGATGCAAATGTATGCGTGACGACGGTTCGACCAGTTTGCAACTTCTTGCAAATAGCTGGGAGCGTCTGTGTTTTCTTCCTTGCCGTTCTTGGTCAACTTGACCGGGGCAGAGGGTCGCGGGCACAGTGCGTTGAAGTCTTCCATCGATAGGACCGATTGAGCCTTGAAGATAAGGTCACCATCGGGTCTCGGTAGGATCAAAACGTCGTGGGCACGGGACGGGGTTACACCACCAATTTTCATTGCTTACTCCACGTTAGCATGAAAGGAATAGAAAGGTGGAGGGCACGTTACCCGCCACCTGAATTGAACTTAGAGCCGCATCACAAGCCGCTCAATTCCAACTTAGCAAGTTGCGTTGTTAGACCGGGTGGTCGTAACACGGGTCGTGTTGCATTGACCAGAGACACTGATCGCGGCGTCGGCGATCGAGTAGTCCAGTGACTCGTAACGGAAGTCGGGGAAGAGGATCTCTTGGTCTTCGTCCGTGCCGCACGGCACGCAGTGTATGACAATCAAGTCGACTGCATACGGTTCGCACAGGTCAGTCGAACTGGAAACCCAATCGCTCGCAAGGCCGTCGCGGTTCAGTGCGTCGATAGGGGTTGGGGGGTTCGCGGTCGAAGCGGTGACGTACTCGAATGTGAACGACAGGTCGACCGAGACAGGTTGGTCTTGACCCTGACGGACGGTGTCCAAAACGTCGCGGTCCAAGTCATAGATGAACTCGCGGCTTTCGGACCACGACATATCGCCTTCACCGATCTTGATCTCCAACCGTTGCGGCAGGAAGGTGATGACGCCGTCGTCGGCAATCGTGCCAGTAACCTTAGCGGGCGTAAACGTGACCGCGGTCGTCGGAGCCGCCCCGGTCACAGCGGTCACGGTGTAGATGGTCGAGTCACCGACAAACGTGAACCGGGCACCGACAGGAACGGTCGTGGCGACGGTCGTATTCAGGGCGACCGCGTCAATGGTTGCGGTCGTGTCAGTAGCAACAATACCAGCGGCGTCGTTGACAGCGGCGGTTCCGGCCAAGCCGTCTTGGATGTAGATCTTTGTGTCACGAAGTTGGATGCGTGCCATGAGTGATTCCTAAAGGAAAGAGGGTTGTTTGAAGTGTTGCACAGAACCCGGCGAACCGGTAAATACTACAGGCAGATCTCATACCGAGCGATGACAGCACCTTGCACGACTTCCGTGTCCTTGTCCATCTTGCCGAACTGCACAATTCGGAGAGGCTCTGATGCGTTTCGATCGATGTCGAGACAACCAACTTGGGCATCGCCGTCACCGTATTTGAACACGGGGATGGGTCCGCACAATGCGTTTCCGATGGTACCGAGGCGATCGTAATTCAGAAAGCCGTTCGCGGTGTCATCGACGAGGTCAGTCAACATTGTCATAACCTCGAAACGATAGCGGGTCACGCCGCTACCAAATACTGGTGTGGGTCCGACGACTCGTAAGACTACGGAGTCCTTTCGGAACCAATCTTTCTCTTCGCGGTCCACGCCTTCTACAAAGAACTGGAGCGAGAGAGTTGTTTCGATCAGCGTCTTCAAATGCAGGGCCACGCTGGACGTGACCCATCTTGCAAGTCTAGGTTCTATCATGTTCGGGAGCCTTTCGCGATCTTGCAGTGAACCACTACACCACCGTCAAAATGCTGAACGTCTGAAACCTCGTAGGACGACGATCGCCACTGAATGAATTGTGTTGAGTCCAGGTCGCCCCAGCCTCGGATGTCTCGTTCGCAGACCAGGAAGGACACCGTTTCAATGTCTTGCCCTGCACCGCCTTGCCAAGCGTACTGGCGAACCGCCTGCATCATCGAAGGTGTGTACGTCACGTTTCTCGCCACGGTGGGCGGGACGTACACGGCGTTTCGGATTGTCACGCTTGTGTATGTTCTGGTCGGGTCTCCCGTGGCATAGTCCACGTCAGATTCCAAGACCTTTGAAAGCACGATCTGTTCGCCGTACCGTCGAGTGAAGTTATAGAACGTGCGTTTCTGGGAGTTGGCGACTCGTGCGTTTCGGGTCGGCTCCATTACTGCGCCCTGATGAGTGACTTCAACTCGATGATCTGTTGTGTGTTCATTTCGAGTGCCCGACGTAGTTCGAGATTAACTTCCCGGAAGTCGGTCAGTGCTTGTAGGATCATCGAGCGGTCCTTGGCAAACAAAGACTTGTCCTCGATCATTTCCTTCACACGGTTCTCTGTTGGCCGGTCGTAGACAGCGGCAACTGCCCAAGCATTGAACGAAATCGCTCCTGTCAACAAGGTGCCCAGAATCAGAAGGATTACTGGACTCGGAACTTTGTAACTCTCGCCAGCCATTTCATTCTCACTCCATTGTCAACTTGGTAAAGATGCGGGTGAAGGATTCCCCAACCCGTATTAAGAAACACGGGACTGGGTTTCCAGTCCCGTGTAAGTTTCTGCTACCGGAAACTTAGCCGTTGAGAACAACAGCCAAGCGAGTGTCCAGGATCGCGACACCGCACAGCACGTCGAAGGTCACTCGCGTGCCTTGAGCCTTGCTATCGTATTGCATCGTCACTCGCATGGACAGACCGTCCATCGAAGCGACGTAGGACGAGGCTCCCGAACCTTCTGGCACGCTTGCCAACGGGCGGCTGACCAACGCGATTGCTTCGCGGGTGAAGGCGACCGAGCGGCTACCGGCAGGGCCGGGGAACGCCAGTTGGTTATCGGTCAAAGCTGCCGACAACGGGCGGTCCAACAGGACTGCGTGTTCCGTGGTCGAGGTTTCCGTCACGGAGATGACCGTGTAGGTGTGGGTCGATCCACCAGTGCCGAACGAAACCAATTGACCAACTTGTGGTCCCTTGTTCGCAGCGAAGCCGTCCAGGACGACTTCCTTGGCATATCCAAGGGCGAATGCACCCTTGACGTCGCACGCCATGTAGACGATCACGTCTGCACCGGAGGCGATGTTAGCGGTGACACCTTCCGTTAGCGTAATGTCCGAGGCCAACGTGTCGGCGGTGGCGGACGCAATCCGGTGAGCGTAGTGGCTACCTTCGATCGTGACATACTCACCACCAGCGTTCGTGACATTGGCAATCAGGTTAGTCGCTTCGATGGCAGTCGAGCCTTTAGCTTCTACACCGTCGGTCACACCTGGAGCAACTTCTGCGTCCGAGACGTTGACGTGAGCGACGTTCTGGTCCATGAAGCTATCGAAGCCATAGATGCGCCCAACGCTTGCTTCACGCAGAGCGGTACCTTGGTCACCACGCTTGTCAGCTTCGGTGACGATGTCAGCACCCAAGGCCGAACGGTTGAAGCGGCTCGACATAACCAAGTAGCGACCGAACTTCGGTGCCTTGTTGTCGTTCAGCTTTTCGTCGGCGTCCAGGATGTACTGGTCGACGTTCAACTCACTGACCGCACCGGGTTCGCCGACTTGGTAGGTTTGCAGGCGAGCGACTTGACCACACAGGACTTGGTCGATCTTTTCTGCGATCTCGCGAGCGGCGGGTTCCATGTATCGTTCCAACAGGTCGGGCAGAGCCTTGCTGCGTTCGCCGTCCTTGATGACGTAGGAAACGTGGAAGTGCTGGTCCAAGGGGACCGGGATGTTCGGGCTGACGGCATCTTGGTCAGTCACGTTGTCGGCGTCGGTCTTCCGCTTACCGGAGAAGTCGGCGGGACGACTGGTGTTGACAACATCGCCTTCGCTTGCGACGTTGTTGCTAAAGTCGCGGTGGACCAGTTGTGCCATCACGGTATTCGACATCAAAGTCATCAAAGCCTCGCGGCTCCAGACTTCGGGAATCAAGGCGTCGTTGTCATTTGCCTTGGCGACCATTCGGACGTCTGCTGCCAGGATCATTTTGAACATGCTGGAAAGTTTCCTAGAGAAAGGTGAATGTTTGAGAGGTGAGCCCGGCGTACCGGTAAGTGACCCGCTACTGCGGTGAGTTGTTAGAATCCGCGTCGTTCTCGGATGCCATATTGTTTCTTGATGGCATCACGGTTGGCAAAGTATTCTTCGTCGGTCATCTTACCAACGTCGACTCGACTCTTGCCAGCGAATGAGGTATTGCTACCTTCGCCGATTCCCTTTGCGACGTTGCCACGGAACAGGTTGCCATACTTGGCGACGTCCTGCTTCATGTCTTCGATCGCTTCTTCCGTGGTCACATAGACCTCGGAGACGGTGCCGTCTTCCGCCTTCTTCTGAACCTTCACACGGGGAACGTAGCGACCGGTCTGCTCGCCTTGTTCATTCGTTTCAGCGACGATCTCTGTGCGGGGACCGAGGACCGAAATGAACTGTTCAGGGTTGTACGCTCCATGCTGGCTTGCCGCCGACAGGATCGAATTGTCTCGGGTCTGGGTTTCAAACAACGAACGATAGCGTTTGGCTTCGTTGGTGGTCTCTTCCAGTTTCTTGCCAAACTCGGTTTCCCGTTTCTTGGCTTCGTAAGTGGTTTGTTGTTCGCGGGTGCGAAGCTGTGCCTGGACTTGCTCCAGTTCACTTTGCAGTTCAGACTTCTCGTTGGCGGTGAGGCTCTGCGATTGCAGGAGAGTCTCGTACCGGCGTTCCGTTTGCTCCAACTGCGAGCGAACTTTCTTGACACGCTTCACAACGATGTCGTTGACCAGGGCTTGTTGTTCGGCAGTAAACTTGGCGTTTGAAATGTCGGCACCGGCACCATCGTCGCCGTCCGAGTGTTGGTCGTCTCCGTCGGCTCCGTCGGCTCCCTCATTGTCTCGTGCGATGAAACGTGGGTCTGCCAATAGGATAGCAAGCAACTTCATTTTCTGCCTCATTCAAGAGTGACCTCGAAACCGTCGAGTCGGGCCTAGTCAGGCGATTGACCTACGTCAAGTGGACAAAGTGTCCGGTCAACAGTAATATGGTAACTTGTCTCGGGTTTTCATCGAGATTCTGGGAATTTTCACGAAATATCCAGAATTACTGCTTGCCTACCCGAAACCCGGTCGAAATACCAAGAAACGGGAGAATCAACGCCCAGGCGGACGGGGACGGCACGAGATTGGCGATATGCTGCATTGGTCCCTTGTCCGTGGCGAACTCTGTCCGTACAGGGCCGAATGTCTCGACCTTCACGTTCTGGCTCTCGAAGTCCGACTGGGGATCTCGTCCGCCCAGCAGGGCGTCGGCGATCAGGTAGATCGCTCGCTCGATCTCGACCGGCACGCCGGATACGCCGCCAATGAGGCAGACGACGCCGTCGGATCGGGTTCGGGTTCGCGGGAACGCAAGGGTCTGGCTTGGTTCCGTCTTGGTGCCGACAAAGTTGAACTTTTCGATAAGCTCGGTGGCGGTGTACAGTGCCCGGACCTTGTCGTCCAGCGGTGAGTTGTTCCAGTCGTAGCTATGCGTCCGCCTACTATGGAACAGGTCGCCAGCGGTGACGGCTCCGTAATACTCTTGACTCGCGTCGAGCAGAAAGGCGTCAGAGTCGACAGGAGAGGCTCCAGCTTGGGCGTAGACGAACTTGGACGACAAAAGGGCTGGATACACGCCCGGGAGCCCAACGTCCTCTGTGATAGCCACAGCGTCGTCTGCCCAGGGCGTGGAATCGACTACCGCTTTCCCGTACAGGGTCAGTCCGGTCGGGGCGATGATGTACTTAGTCATTGGTGTCTGCCTTCGGCTTGTCTTCCAGGGATTCGTCTTTCTCGACGGCACCGCTATTCGGGTCACCATCCAGTTCGGGGGCACCGCGTGCGGCGGGTCGGTCCTCGCCCGGTGCCGGGGCGTCCTTCGGCGTCTGTGCCTTCAACGTCTCGGCGATCCGCTTGGCTCGGTCCTTGCGTGCCTGCTCCACGACCTTCTCGGAGTCGTAGCCCAGGGCCTCCGATGCGGTCTTGTCGTCGACCAGACCCGCCTTGTGGGCTTCCAGGGTGTTCTGCGGATCTGACATGATGTAGTCGTTGGAATCGATCTTGCGGTAGATCTTGTCCAATTCCAGTTGTGGCACCTTACCAGACAACAGCGAGTCGACGATCATCTTTGATGCAACCCGCTTCAACTCTTGGGTAGGCAGTCGATCGACTAGATCCAACGTACCCTTGGCTTCCTCTTGTCGTTCCATATCGGACTTCAAGACGTAGCGGTCGGGGTAGTGGATGATGGCGGGTTTCGGGTTGACCACGTCTTCGTACTCAGCCCAGATGTCGGCGATCAACTTCTCACCCTTGGCGAGTGCCATCCCGATGAACGATAGACCGGCTTCCAACCCACCCTGCCCGACTTTCTTGGATTCGGCGGATTCGGTTCGGCTGCCAGCTTTGCCTTGCACGGCGAGGTTGATAAGTGACCGGATGTTCGCTTCGAGTCTGTCCTGCAACTTCATCGAGGCTTCGAGCGGGTCGGTCGACGGGCTGATGAACCCAGGTCGATCGAGGTTGGTGTCGTAGTAGCGACCCTTTCCTGCACCGAGGTTCTCAGCGGCACCGCTGGCACCTTCTGCGGATTCGGCTTGCTTCAAGTGGTCACCAGACGCAAACGGGTCACGTTGGATCGTGAGGAAGGGGGCGTTCGACTTAATAGCATAGTAGACGTCGCTGCTCGACAGGTTGAGCAGGGCACGTTGGTAGGATGCGACATCTTTCATCAGAGAGTCGCCGATGTCCATGAGGACGAACGGTACTCGCTTCAAGTTTGTGAGGACGGCACCATCAGGGACACTTCCGTCGCGACGAAGAACTTCACCGGCGGAGTTGTAGAGACGGTACCAGACTTGACCCAGTTCGTCCTTCCATACCAAACGCAGACGTTCTTCGCTACCACTCGGCATTTCAACACCCCCGACCTCGGTAGTCACTGTGACGTTGTGGTCGCGGAGTAGTACGGATTGGAACTCACCACCACCGACGCCACGGGCGGACTTCGTGTAGGACAAGATGTCCTCGACGCGGTAGTACGTCAAGAATGGAGGGTATGATTTGTCAGCAAGGGTTGGACCTTCCGGCGGGGCAGCGTCAACGTAAACTCCGACCTTACCCATGAGCAACAGTTCGGTTAGCACGTCATCACCGATGAACGAATCGATCGTCGACCCTTCACCATCAACACCACCATTGATACCAGCGATGGCGTCACGGTAGGTCTTCGATCCGCCGATGCGACTGACACTGACGAGACGTTGATAGATGTTGTTGCGAACGTCCAGCAGAGCCGACTTCGCGAACGCCGGGATCGGTGTCAACTCACGACGTTGACTAAAGTCTGTGTCAGTCTCCCGATCTTGGAACTTGACGAGATAGCGATCGCGGTAGTATTCTCCGCCCTCGAACGTATCACGCCACTTCTCCCAGTCAAGGGAGTCGGCGAGGTATCGTGGGTGACGGAGTGTTCCGATAGTGAATTTCTGAGTCATTTAGAATTTCTCGTCTGGTTGAATTGAACGTCCCGTCGAACACTTGTATCCCATGAAGTGGGCGACCTCGCAATACGCAGCAGCGTGTGCTTGGTGGTCGTCGGCGATGCTTTTGTAGACTCCGCGAGGGAGCCCCATTTCATCCAACTCATAGGTCCGCATGGGAGCCTTCAAGTGTTCACGAGCCACGCTTGGGAAGCGAGTCGGGATTGACACCTTACCCTTGTGGAACCTTCCCAACGCGAGGTCGAGGAAGGTGGTCCGGTCGACGGTCAGGATGGGCACGCCCCGTTCGTCCTCTACTACTTTGATCTCTTTGCCGGTTGTGCCCCGGCGGTACTGACACATGCCAGCGAAGCCCCGGAAACGTCGACAGAATCGTCGAGCGTTCACGGTGTCCGGGTGACTGTCAACTACTGCGTATCTGACTTGCCACTCTCGCATCAGGTTACAGACCCCGTCCCAGTCTTCTGACGGGAGTCGTAGGATCTGTAAGACTTCCATCTTTGAAGTCTCATAGGGGAACTGGCCGGGGTTGCTATCGTACTTGATCTCAGCGATCCAGCAGTCGAGAAATGTTCCAACGTCAATCCCCATGTAGATGTTTCGACTGGAGTCCTCGGGACGATCGGTCCCAAGAATCTTTGTGGTGTCTCGGCAAGACTCGATGATCGCGTCGGTAAGCCGGGCACCTTCTGCGATGTAAGTCTCGCCCAACTTCTGATTCGTGAACTCGGTCGCCGCGGGGTCTGACAGCAGTGACTTCTGATAAGCGTTCACCATTTCTGACGGTGACACGGTCATCGAATAAAGCTGGTTGACATGGAATGACCGGTGCCCCTGCACGTTGGTACGTTCTGGTACGAAGCTGGCTGGTGCGAGCCACTCTGTTTTAGTCTCGTGCGGAAGTACGTTCTTGCACTCGTTGCAAATGTATTTCGACTTGGCGGTCTCTGGGTCACCCAGGTAGTCGCCGCATATCAACACGTTGTCGGGGAACTTGAGTTGGATGTGCTTTCCGCACGAGGGGCACGGGAAGAAGAATTTCTCCATCGTGCCGTCTTGGAATTGTTTGTTGATACCGAACTCTGGGAGCGTCGGTGTCGAGAGTGTGAACAGATACTTTGTCAACTGACCAGACAACCGTTCGGTCACCAAGTCATACGTCCCGTCGGCACACCTGTCATACTCGTCGATGATCGCAGATGACACGGGGACCGAGACGAGGCCACGGCTCGATACTGATCCACGGATGTAAAGGTTCGTGCGGTCCAGGGTAGTCTTCAAACCGACGGAGTCACCGCCTTTGAATATACCTTTGAGGTGTGGCGACAGTTCGGTCAGTGCGTCGAGGCGACCCTTGGAGAAGTCCCCCGCGAGCCCTTGAGTTGGTAGGACGTACAACACGTCGTTCTTGCGTTCGGATACGACATACAACGCACGGATCATACCGGCGATAGAGTATCCAATCTGTGCTGCCTTCTGGACAGTCACCAGACCTTCATCAATGTTAAGGATCTCACGTTGCCACGGAAACCGGTTGAAGTTGACCAGACCCGGGAACGGGTTCGGCATGTGAACGCGAGCCTCGGCCCATCGAGTACAACTCGTGAGCGAGGCGTCGGTCAACTTGCTTTGGATTCTGGAGCGGAGGTCAAACATTAGTTGTCCAGAGGGCTTTCCGGTTGAGTGACTTCCACGTTGTCCTTGACACCGTGGACAGTCTCAATCGTGACCTTCGACTTCGGTTTCGACTTCGGTTTCGATTTCGGTTTCGATTTCTGCTTCTCGGCTTCAACTTCGGCGGCATCGCGGAGGACGGGGGTGCCGTCGTCGGCGAACATGATAACCAATCCGAGGATGCGGAGGATCGCTTCGCGGTGCTTCCACAACCAATCGGTCCACACCTTGAATCGGTTGATCCATCGGCTGCCTTGGTTCGTGGAGTAGTAGTCGTTCAGTGCACGGTAGGTCGTCGGGTTATCCAGCTTCGCGTTAATCAGAGCAACGGTTGCCTTGTCATCGCCTACGATTCGTCGGCGGATGAGTCCACGGAGCAGGTTGGGTCGGGGGAGTCGCTTGGCCATTCGGGTTCCTCGTGATAGGTACTCATTGACCAGTGGATCAGGAGTACGGTGAAGTTGGCGACCGCCATCGTGGCGAAAATCGTGAGTGACGGATCAAACGCAAGCGAGACCCAGAAACTCGTACACAGTGGGCAGTTCAGTAGCTTGGGAGCTAGTCGTCTAAGCCGTGCCATAATTGAGGCGGTGCAGAGGATGACTGTGACGGCTCCTGCACCAAGCCCGGCGACGATGACGGATTCCATAGTCTCTCTTTTACTTTCTGTTCGGAGATTGCACCGGAGTGAGACTCTCCCACTTCCATATCAAGTTCGGAGTTGTACCATCGAATGGTTGGGACACTATTGGGTCGGTCCTCCATCGCACTATCGACCAACTCTTGGGTCGCATAAGGGTACAACCCTACATAGGCGTTGGGCTGGTCGATGTCAATGTAAACTATCTGGTAACCCTGGTCACGAAGTCTCTTCCACGTCGGAACCATCGCACGACACGGGGCACACCACTTGGCGGAGTAGACGATGAGGATGTCGGCTCGTCCCTCGGGGATTCGTCGGACTTCGACGTCGGGGGAGGCGATACCGAGATCGTATTCAACCACTTCACTAGGATCGGGTACGAGGTCAGGAGTTTGACCTTGAGCGACTTGTCCGAACGCCAAAGCAAGTACAATCGTAAGTATGGTATTCGCATGGTTCATGTAGTTCTCTTATTGATTGATCGGAAGTAGAGCCCAGCAGTCGCCGTAACTCATCATCTTTTCTGCGTCACGTTGTGAGACCCAGAAGCTACCATCAGGCTCGTCGCCAATCCACTTTGGTCCCGACACCCACTCGCTGCCCCAACTATTGAGAAGTAGTGCTTGCTTTGAGTTGCCATCGCTGACACCACAAAATACCATCGCGTGGGACCATCGGCTCCACCACCTCGAAGTCAACCTGCCCTTAGCGTCGCGCACTTGTCCGGTATGAGACCCGAACCCAACTCCACTCCCAACGATGACTGGGTAGCCTTGAGAGATCGCGTCTCGCAACTCTTCCCACGTTGTGATATGGACGAAACCTTTCGTCCGGTATCGACTGGCAACCCACTCCAGGGAATCCGGTGGGCCTCGTGCCCATACGTTCGACCGTTCAGCACTGTACGCTGTCAAGTCGTGCCCGACGACTGCGTAGTTGAACGCGGGAAGAACGCCGATATCCTTACCTGCTTGTGCCGCCCACGCACAGTTGCTACCGGCTGGTTTTGCAGTCCAGTCGTACAACTTGCGTCCGCTTCCGTAGGACCACTCTGCACTGAATGGAACGCCGTGAAGCATTTCCATACCCTTGCTGTGAGCGGCACCCACGCACGAACCGGCTGATCCTTGTGACATTGCCTGCGTATTGTAACGGCGGTACAGGACGTAGGTGTTGCCTTCACCTTGGTTGACCCACGCTTGCGGATACGGGTCTGGCGTCACTGTGAATGACGCATACTCGCCCGACGTAAGTGACACTGTCACGACCGCCGCGAGCCATAATAGATTCAACATCTGTGCTTCCTTTCAGGTTACGGTAGTAGCAGGGTATTCCCGTTTGCGTCCAAGTCGTTGTCTCTGATGCTGGTTACCAGATGAATCATAACCGATTGATCCAGCACCTTCGTCGCATGTGTACTTGTCGACGATACCAGACGCAGTCCATTACAGACCCTTTGAGTAGTTGATGAGGCCATCACCGATTTCGGAGAAGGCACACTGGTGTGCGGTGAAGTCCTTACCTTGGACCTCTTGAAAGATATGCCGTTGGACCCTCGCCAACACAGCTTCGGCACCCTTCTGATTCGTCTTACGGTTCAGATCTGACACAATGTTGAGCAACTCGGTGATTGTGTTCGCGTCGGTCGCGGCTTTGATAAAGTTGTTGCCCAACTCCAAGCACACCGTCTTAGGGGCATCGGCGTCAACGCACCACGCTGCAACGTCTGCTGCGAGGTCGCTGGCGGCTGGGACCGGCGGTGCGGGAGCGGGCGGAGTCGGAGGATTGACAGGTTCGGGCACGCCGACTACAATGACGTGACGGACGATGGATGTCTTCCCACCGGCGATGGCGGTCGCGATGACTTCATAGGTGCCCGTGGATCGGAAGCTGATGTAACACTCACCCTCGGTCACCTTCGCATCGCCGGTAGGCGTCAACCAAGAGGGTCGCGAGCCGCTTACCTTGAGGGTGACAAGTTCACCCACGTCGGCGGTCTCTGGACCCGTGATGGTTACCGATGACTCGACCGTACCCTGAACGTCCAGGGTGTAGTCGACCGCGACAGGTCCGCCAAGGGCGGCAGCGATCAACATTAAAACAGACGCAATGGTTTTGTGGGACATGGTGAGTTTACTACGCGGTAAGGTGCCTGATTTCTGTGCAAGGGTGCCTAATAAACAGGCACTACTTGACGGGAACCTTGGTGACCAATCGGAGGCCGACATTGACCAGGGCGGTCACGACGGACAAGACGCCGACGGCGACAGGATTCTCGACGATGATCGTGCTGTCTGCGACTGCGGTGAGGCTAAGGGCCAAGAGGGTCAAGACGTTGAAGATGACGGTCTTGCTGGTGAACAGGGATTTCGGTTCCATGGCTGCGTTCTCTGGGTTTAGGGTGTTGGGAGTCAAGTTTTCGATTGAAGGCTGTTAGGATTGATCCTGGGTGCCTTCCTGGTCATCTAAGCGGGTCACGATGCGGTCAACGATCGCCTCGAAACCCGGGACCGACTTCAACTCGTCGATCACAATCTCCAGCACACTGTCAGTGTATGCCTCGACCTGGGAGCGTTCCATCAACTCGCCGCTCTCTTTCGACAGCTTCACGAGCGTCTCGGTCATCTTCGTCAGTGCGGCCAGTTGAGTCGCCACAAAGTTGAATGCCGAGATCTGATCGGCGTCGGAGCCGTCGCCCATGTTCAGGCGGCGTTCGATGATGCCACGCATCAGGACGATCTGCTGGCTGATGTCAAGAAGTGAGGCTTTCGCGTGATACTCTACCGACTCCTGTAGGTCAGGATTAGACAGTCGGTAAGCCGTAGCGAGGTTCGCGTCCCGCGTGTGTTGACGGCAGTAGCTACTGCCGGGTTTCACGGGGTTCGGGCACGGTCCTCGGCTTGTGTCAGCTTTGCAACTCATTTCGTCTCCAACGGCCAAATGGTAGGGGTGGTTCGGGTCGCCGATAAGAGCGTGTACACTACCCGAGCGTTCCATCAGTAAGATACCACTCACACCTACCCTGCAAAGGTAATATGGTAAGAAGTAGGCTGTTTTTGGAGAGATTCTAGCAATTTTGTCAAAATACTGCTAATCGATCAAGCTGACACCCATCGCGGCGTAGAATGATCGGGTCCACAAGCCTCGATCGGCTTGGTCGAGGTCGGAAAACTTACACCAACTGGTCCACCGGGTACAGGCTTTTCGGGAAAAGACTGGAAACGCCGAAACAACACCTCCACCGGCAACGAACCCCTCCAGGATTGAGTCGTGCGGGACCATCCGACCCACCACGGCGTTCGTCGCGGAGTTGATTCGGGTATATTCGAGAAAATCCCGAGTGAGGGCTGCGGCGACCATACGATCGAGACCCCCGACTCGGAGGGTGGGGGCGAAAATCTCGTCGAATTTGGCAAAGTTTCTCCCAAAAACAGACGTTTCGGGCGTCCAACGGCGGCGGGAGCGAGCCAAGATCTTCCAATACTCGGTACCACTGACGGTTGCCCAGGTGCCGACCGTGAGGGTGACCCATCGCAGGGTGAGCGTGGGCGGCTTGCGACCGATCCCGAACACCGCCTGCGTCGAATCGAGGTCTCGACCGAGCCGGGTTCGGATGGTGGAAGCCGGTACGTTGAGCGTGTCGGCCCAGTCGGATGCGGTCATGGTGTGGTTGTCGGCGGTTATCATTCGGGAGTCTCCAGGGATCAGGTGTATCCGGTAAGTCTACACCAGGGATCAGGTGTATCCGGTGGATCAGGTGTCTCCAGTAAGTCTACACCAGGGATCGGGCAAAGTCAAGGGAAAATCCAAAAAATATCGTGTTTTGAGACGCGGGTTTTAATAGCGGGCGTTGATGAAACCCCTGTTGCTCCTGGGTGGGACTACTATTTCTCTAAAAACCTCTATAGAGAAAATAAAAGAGAAGAAGAAGGAATTACATATAGAGGGTGCTGTTTGACCGCAACTTGCTCCCGCCCGGTTTTGAAGTGGGTTTCACCAACGCCCGCTATTAAAA